AGTAGGAACATCAATCCTTAATCTAGGTACTTCACCAGTAGCTCAACAATTTGTATCTTTTAATCCCGCGGTAAATACCACACGTACAGCGGATGGAGCTACATTTAATTCAGGACTTATTACAGCTGACAATCCAGTAAATGATTGGTTATTAATACAATACACTGATAAATTTGGTACTTTACAAAACGGATATATACCTATTCTCCACGTTTAAAATATAATAAATAATTTATGAAAACAGAAAAATTAACAGAATCTGAAGTTTTATCAGTAAAAGAAATTCAAAAATTAAGAGCTGAAATAATTGAAAAATATGGATCAATCGAAATGGCAATCCAAGATTTAGAATTACAAAAGCTAGAAGTAACTGAAGATCTTAAAGAACTTAAAATAACAGAAGTAACTTTAGGTAAAGAACTTCAATCAAAATATGGTGTAGGAACCATTAATATAGATAGCGGAGAATTCATCGGAACCGAATGATTTTAAGGTTCCTTAATATATTTATAATAAACATTAAACTTATTAACAAATAACATGGCAGAAACATTAATTTCCCCTGGTGTATTAGCAAGAGAAAACGATTCAACGTTTATCAGACAACAACCGGTTAACGTAGGAGCAGCAATTATAGGCCCTACAGTTCTAGGTCCTGTTGAAGTTCCAACTCTTGTTACTTCATATAGTGATTACGTAAATAAATTTGGAGCATCTTTTGCTAGTGCTAGCAATAGTTACTCATATTTCACTTCAATTGCAGCATATAACTACTTTAACAATGGTGGAACATCATTATTAGTAGCTAGAGTAGTGAGTGGTTCTTACACATCAGCAGCAAGTACAACAATATCAAGTTTTTTAAACGCAACCTCAGCTTCATTTACTTTACAAACTTTATCTAAAGGTGCTATTATGAATAGTTCATCTAGTTTAGATGCAAGTGGTTCATTAGCTTCAGGTTCAGCAGATAATGTTAGATGGCAAATTGCAAATGCTGATTCATCATCTGGAACATTTAGTTTATTAATCCGTCAAGGAAATGATAATACTAATAACCAAACAGTATTAGAAACTTGGACTAACTTATCATTAGATCCATTTGCGCCTAACTTTATTTCAAGAGTAATTGGAGATCAAGCTCAAAACTATAATGCAACTTATAATCAAATTGAAACATCTGGTTCTTACTTTAACCAATCACGTTATGTAAGAGTATCAAATGTTAATTTATTAACTCCAAACTACTTCGATAACACAGGAATTGCAAAATCTGAGTACACAGCTTCACTTCCAATAAATGGAAGCGGTTCATTCTCAGGCGCTGTAGGTTCAGTTATGGGTGGTGCTCAATTCTATGATGCGATTACAGATGGTAACAAATCACAAGGTATTCCAAGTGCTAGTTACGATAACATGATTGATTTATTTGCAAACCAAGACGAATATAAATTTAATGTTTTATTAACTCCAGGGTTATTTAACTCATTACAAACAAGTCAATGTACTGATATTATCACAAACACTCAAACACGTGGTGATAGTTTATATGTACTAGATTTAGTACCTTACGCGTCACCATTATCATCAGCAACAGCAGCAGCTAATTCAAGAAATACTTCATATGCTACTTCATACTGGCCTTGGGTTCAAGTAATTGATCCAGCTACAGGAAAGAATGTTTGGGTACCAGCTTCAACAGTAATTGGTGGTGTTTATGCTTATAATGATTCAGTAGCAGAACCTTGGTTTGCACCAGCAGGTATTAACAGAGGTGGATTACAAGTAATTAGAGCGGCTTATAAATTACCACAAACAAGTAGAGATACTTTATATACAAATAAAGTAAATCCTATTGCTACATTCCCTGGAACAGGTACAGTAGTATATGGTCAGAAAACATTACAAACTCAAGCATCAGCTTTAGATAGAGTAAATGTTAGAAGATTATTAATTGCTCTTAAGAACTACATTTCACAAATTGCTAATACATTAGTATTTGAACAAAATTCAATCGCAACAAGAAATGCATTCTTATCACAAGTAAATCCGTACTTAGAATCAGTTCAACAAAAACAAGGTCTATACGCATTTAGAGTAATTATGGATGATACAAATAATACAGCAGATGTAATTGATAGAAATCAATTAATTGGTCAGATTTATATCCAACCAACAAGAACAGCTGAATTTATTTACTTAGATTTCAACATCTTACCTACAGGAGCAACTTTCCCAGCGTAAGGATTAAATTAGATAATATTTATAATAAAGAATAAATAAAAAAACATGGCAATATTAGATCCAAACGAAATATTTTTCACAGCCTTTGAACCAAAGCAACAAAATCGCTTTATAATGTACTTAGACGGTATTCCGGCGTATATTATTAAAGGTGTAAGTGCAGTGACGTTAACACAAGATACAGTAGTATTAAACCACATTAACGTTCAACGTTTTGTAAAAGGTAAAAGTAAATGGGGTCCTATTACAATGACATTATTTGATCCTATCACTCCTTCAGGAGCTCAGGCAGTAATGGAATGGGTACGTTTACATCACGAATCAGTTACAGGCAGAGATGGTTATAGTGATTTCTATAAGAAAGACTTAACATTTGATGTTGTAGGACCAGTAGGTGATGTAGTATCAGAATGGATCATTAAAGGCGCTTTAATTACAGAAGCAAATTTTGGTGAATACAGTTGGGATAATGAGTCAGCAGCTCAAAACTTAACATTAACTGTACAACCAGATTATTGTATCTTAAATTTCTAAAACCCCCTCCCCCGAAATACAGGATTAAGATGGCTCGCCTTTTGGCGAGCTTCTTTTTTCTTAATATATTTATATATATAAACATAGTTATAAACAAATCAAATTTATGGAAGAAAACAAATTCAAGGTCCCAACCGAAACTATAGAACTACCATCACAAGGGCTTCTATATCCCGAATCACACCCGTTATCAAGCGGTAAAATTGAAATGAAATATATGACAGCGAGAGAGGAAGATATCTTAACTAACGCGGCTTATATTAAACAAGGTATTGTAATTGATAAATTATTACAGTCATTAATTGTTACTAAATTTGATTATAATGATCTATTAGTAGGAGATAAAAACGCATTAATGATTGCAGCTCGTGTATTAGCATATGGTTCTAGTTACGAATTTGAATATGACGGTGTAGAACAAAATGTTGATTTATCATCATTAAATCCAAAACCATTAACAGAAGATTTAAAATCAAGTAAAGGAGTTAATATGTTTAATTATACTCTACCTGATTCAGGTAATGTATTAACCTTTAAATTGTTAACACATGGTGATGAAAATAAAATTGATGCTGAATTAAAAGGTTTAAAGAAAATTAGTAAAGAAGCTTCAAATGATGGTGTAGTTAGATTAGCTCATATTGTAACAGCAGTTAATGGCGACTCAGAACAAAAATCAGTACGTGATTTTATTAATAATTATATGTTAGCAAAAGAAGCTAGAGCATTTAGACAACATTATGCTTCTATTTCTCCAGATATTGATTTAACAGTGAGTGTTATGACATCAAAAGGTGCAGAGGAGGACATCGAAGTTCCTATAACTATTAACTTTTTTTGGCCTGACGCCAAACTATAGATTATCATTATTTACAGAAATACACGAAATAGTATTTCATGGTAATGGTGGTTATGATTGGCATACTATATATAATATGCCTATATGGTTAAGAAAATTCACATTTAATAAACTTAAAGATCATTACACTCCTAAAAAAGATGATGTTGTTGATGAGTCAATTAAAAATATGAAAATCGCACCTAAAGTTCCAATACCAACCCCAACATACAGTACAAGGGCATCTAAAAAATAGATGCCTTTGATATTTATAACAAAATAACCAATAATGGCTGATAATACAGGAAACGAAGCTAAAAAGAATCTAAAAGAAATCAATGAAATTGTTAGAGCAATAGATTCTGGTTTTTCATCGTTATCTAATAATTTACAAGATATCACTAATGATTTGAAAGATGCTACCGGGCAAGCCCGTACATTTAATTCAATTCAAAGAGATATTAATAGTTCAATTAATCAGATAAGTAGAAACAATGAAAAACTTATAAAAAATCAAATAGCTTTAAATAATGGTCAATTGTCATCTAAGATTATTAATAAACAGATTCAAGAAATTACAGCAGCTAGAGAAGTTTTAGGTTTACGATTAAATAGATTACAAGATCAACAAAATAATGGTATTGCTTTAACTAAAAAACAAAAGCAAGAAATAAAAAAATTAGAAGAACAATTATCTGAGTCTTCACAAGAAGTTTTAAGCAACTATCAAGGTCAATTAGATCAAGTTAAAAAAATTGAAACTAAATTAGGTATATTTGGTCGAATAGCTAAAGGTTTAGGTAAAATTCCATTAGTAGGAGATTTATTAGATGCTGAAGGAGCTTTAGAAGCAATGAATAAATCTGCTTTAGCTGGTAAATCTTTATTTACAAACTTAGGAGCTGGAATCAAAGCAGCATTCTCAGGAATAGAAAAATCTTCAGTAATATTAGCTGTTGTATCTGCGTTATATAAAGCTATTCAATTTTTTGCAAACGCTTTAGTAGGAGCTGATAAACGAGTAACTGATATAGCCAAAAACTTAAGTATAAGTAAAGATGCCGCTGATGGTATTTATACTAATTTAAAAAATCTTAAAGGTGGTTTAGATTCTAGTTTACAATCTACTCAAAAGATAGTAGATGCATTTAATGAATTATCTCAACTATCTGAATTTGCTACAGTAGCTACTAATAAACAAGTTGATGCTCAAATAACATTAACTAAACAAATAGGAGTCTCTACAGAAGGTGCATTAGGATTTCAATCAACTTTAGCTGTTAGTAATATAGAAGCAGATAAAGGTTTAGATATTGTAGAAAATCAAATAGCATCATTTGCAAATCAAAATAAAATTGTAGCTAAAGGTAAAGAAATATTTGAAGCTATATCTAAAACTAGTAAATCAATTCAACTTAATTTTAGAGGTAATTTTGAGTCATTAGTAAAAACTACTTTACAAGCTAGTAAATTAGGTTTATCATTAGATCAAGTAAGTAAAATAGGAAGTTCATTACTAGATTTTGAACAATCTATTTCTTCAGAACTTGAAGCTGAATTATTAACTGGTAGAAATCTTAATTTAGAAAAAGCAAGATTATTTGCTTTAAATCATGACATTGCCGGATTAACACAAGAAATAGCTAACCAAGGTATAACAG